TGGGACGGGTGAATGATAGTAGATTTTCCACAAAGCCAGCGCGTAGCTCTGGCGACTGGAAAAGATACGAACCGGAAGCCATTGACTGGCAATGCGTCAACGCGGAATAGAGGTCGGGCGTCGAAAAGGTTCCGCTTGATGCGTTGACAGGCAATGGCTCGCGTGTGCTAGATTCGGTCATCGTATGTGAATCTGTGCTTTGATAGTCGGCTTTGCCGCCTACGGTTAATACACGACAACAAACTCCCAACGATGTTACCGGTCACGACGAGGAACCTGTAGCGATGATATGCTACGTGTGATTCCAGCTTCTCCAGAAGCGTGAGAGAGGAGAGATTCTCGTCTATGTGAGACTCATAGATGTCTGAAGCAGCGTTGTCTATGGCTTGCTGAAGGCGTGTAAGGATTCTAATCATACAACAACTAAGGCACACTTGTGGTGTGGTGTGTTGGTGTGTGGGTGTTAGTAGCCCCGCAGGGACAACGCGGCGATAGCCGCCAAGATGAACTCTTGGTTCCAAAAAACGTCTACATAAATCAAGACGCATGAACCACCCAAAGCGCACCGAAAGCTCCGCTCAGCGTGCCGCAAAGGGTGAAGCACAGTGACCACACAGCGCTCCACAGAGTGCGTGCTTGCTTTCTGGGGTCCGCTTGGTCTGTGCGCTGAGGGTTATGTGTGTGTGTGTCGCTCTGGGTGCTGGGGTGTATGGGGGGTCTGGTGCAATCACGCTATAGCGT